GGAAATCAAGCCGGAAGGATCTGCAGTTGTATTTGACAATGCGCAAGAAACTTTCACAGCTAGATACACTCATAATACCGTAGCACTTGCTTTCGCAATCACTGAAGAAGCGATTGAGGACAATTTGTATGACAGACTTGCGTCTAGATATACAAAAGCTTTAGCAAGATCTATGGCAAACACTAAACAAGTAACTGCAGCTAACGTTCTAAACAACGGTTTCAGTACATCTTATGTAGGTGGTGACGGAGTTTCTTTAATAAACTTATCACACCCAACTATTGCTGGTTCATTCAGTAATACATTGGCTACACAAGCTGACTTAAACGAAACTTCTCTTGAACAATCGTTGATTGATATCAACTCGTTCACAGATGAGCGTGGTTTAAAAATTGCAGCTCAAGGTGTTAAATTAATCATTCCAAAAGAATTACAATTCACTGCGGAAAGATTAATGAAATCAGCTGGAAGAACACAAACTGCTGATAACGATATCAATGCGATCAAATCAATGGGAATGGTTCCACAAGGTTACGTGGTTAACAATTTCTTAACTGATACTGATGCATTCTTTATCAAAACTGACGTTCCAAACGGTATGAAGATGTTCGTAAGAGCACCTATCAAAACTGCTATGGAAGGTGATTTTGATACTGGTAACGTTAGATACAAAGCTAGAGAAAGATACAGCTTCGGCTGGTCTGACCCTAGAGGTATCTTCGGATCATCAGGATCTGCTTAATATTTAAGCAAATTTTATTTAATGGGGTGGGTATATCTCACCCCATTATTATGTTAGAAAGAAAGAATTATGACAAAAATGTTTCAAGTAAAAATTAGAGCTTATGGTCACATGGCTGATTTTAACATTGAAGCAGAAGACAGTGCAGAAAGTATAGAAAAAGCTATCCTTGACAAAGTAGGACAAAATGGGGTATTGTTAAAGGACAGTAATAGAGTGTTTTCAACATCTAAATGTTGGATAACCTATGAGGAGGTTGTAGATGATAAATCACGTTCAAGCTCTTTACACAAAGAAGAGAGCCCTAGAACTTGATTGGGAGCAACACTACATTCAAGAGGGAATATATACTCTTGATATGGTTAGGATTGACGAAAAAATTCGTGAAATCATTAACCAAATTAAAATGTCTGAAGCTGAAATAGCACACAGACAAATTAAGGTAGAGATGGCTGCTCCTGAGTTTTCTGTAGCTAGCTAAAACTAGCTATTTATATCCGAAAAGTAGATTTTCGATGTAGGAACCCCTTGCGCTATTTAATAATTTAAGCTATATTTAATATACTATACATTAACATCTGATGTAGACGCGTATAGTCGACATGCCTAATGACTACATTGGATTAATAGGAGGATAAAAAGATGACTACAAAAAGTACATTTCAAGGATACGTAAGAACTTACGGCGGAGTAGATAAAAGTTCTGGTGTTACACCAGGAACTCTAATTGCTTCTGAAGTTATTACTTTCTTGAGTTCAACAGCAACTGCAACTGCAGTGTCTGTTGGAGCAACAGTAAACGCTAACGCTCCATTCGTGTTACCACAAGGAGCTATACCAACTAATTTTATAGTTTTAACAGCAGCAGGAACAACTACAACTGCAACTATTAATTTTGGTTCAGCAGCTAATGCAACTAGTATTGCACAAAATTTAGTTGTTGGTGCTAGAGCAGCAGTATTAATGACTGGAGCTTCAGTTATTGCTACTGGTCTTCCAGCTAATACAACAGTTGTTGCTAATGTTGGAAGCACAGCAGGTTCAGGAAACGTTACAGGTGTATTTGTATATACATTTGCTGACCAAACTGCACAACCTGGTGAAATAGGTCCAGCTTAATTAATTTTTAATGGAGCTCCTTCGGGAGCTCTATTAATATAAGGAGATAAAATGAGTTACAAAAGTGATGTAAAACCAGTCGTTACAAGTTCTACAAACGCAGTTCTTTTTACAGGACCTACAAGACTTCGTGGTTATATGATTCAATCGACAGGAAGTTCAGGAACAGCAATTATTAATGGTTTAGCAAATGCTACAACTGTTAGTTCTTCTACTAACACGCAAGTTTATATTCCAGTTCAAGTTGCTGCTAATCAAACTGAAACATTAAACATTCCTGAAGATGGTGTTCTATATGCTACAAGAAATGGTACAGGAATTGTTGACGGTATTGGTGTAACTGCAAATAGTGGTGCATTAAGTATTACGTTATTTATAGACAAGTAGGAGAGTAGATGACTACTTCCGGAACTACAAGTTTCAATCTTGAACTAGATGAGCTTTTTGATGAAGCTTACGGACGTGTAGGTATTGG